TTGTGACTTCCGTCATAAAGTCACGGTTGGCAGAGTATGTCACATAATAACCGCCGCGTTCCGCGTTGTAGATGTACAGACGCGTTTCAAGCACCAGTTCTGTGACGATGCGGTCAATGAGCGAATTGAGTTCCGGTGGGAAGTAGACCTTCTTGTCGAGAATTGCTTTGACTGTAGCTGTATCCCACTGGAGCATATTTTCATGCAGCTCTCCACTTTCAAGAACCTGCGTCTTATAGACCTCATCAAAGGTTTTGAGGGTATCAGGGTCAGTTTTGAGCATTGCTGCAAGCTCCTCATAGGAAAACGGCTTATCTTTCTTATCGGTTAAGATGGCGCTGATTTGTTCAAACATGTCTTTTATTTCAGCCATTTGTGGCCTCCTTTTTTTAAAAAAGCCACCGTTTCTGTAGGAAAACGGTGGCAATGTATAAGTGATATGGTTTAGCTTGCAATGCACAACTCACTGTTGGTAATGTTCTCCAGCCAGTTTTTGTTCATTACATTACCAAAACGATATTTCTTCTGCGACTTGTAGGACCAATCGCAGCCGGAAACGATATCACCGATGGCGTTCAAGTACAGCTCGCCGCTGTAAAAGTCGATACCGCCGGTTTTGTTGAATTCGTATTCGAGCTTGTCTACATAAGGTTCACGTTTCTTATAGACATTCGAATCGAGATTCTTAGCACGTCCTTCGTTCAGTAAATAGGCCCGATGAAAGTCCGTTACCTTATCGTCACGGTTATATTTCAAGCCACTAAGGATACTTTTACTTTCATATGGGATTGCTTCGTGAAAGTTATCACTGCTGATGCAAAGACTGCACATATCGTCATCTTTTTCATCGCAGTAGGTCCACCACTCCAGACTCGCCATAGCAAGGTCAGCCATCTTATCGATGGCTTTTCCGTTAGTGACCATGTAAAAGCTTCCAACGGCGATACCGCGCTCTTTGACAGCTTTCAAGGTGTATCGAATTGCCGGTATATTCAGAGAGATTTCCCCACCGGTAAAGATAAGAGAGCTGATATAAGCTCCCTTCTCAAAGCTGTCGAGAAAAGCATCGATGTACTTTTCCTGAATATCGATGCTTTCGGCATCTCCGCGCAGGCAGTGCGCACAGCACATATTGCACCGGCGCGTAACTTCTATGAATACGCTGTTTGCGGCATAAATACGCATTTTTTCATGCCCTTTCTGTTATTGGGTATTTGCAAAATTAGGTGATTTTCTATTTGAAAATAGGTGGTCTACTAATTTACGCAAATACAATTCCTTCGTTTTTGGCAACAAATTTACATTTACCAAATGGATACGAGTTGCCATTTGTATCGTAATATTCATCTGCTCTACCGTTGTGCGAGCCGCTGGTTCCTTGCATTACATGAGCTTGTTTGTCAACGAGGAACACACAGCCAGGGAAGTTGCGTTTCGGATTTCGATATTCCGGATGATGCTCTTTTACTTTGAGCTTGCAAACATCATCTGGGTGGTTTTGGCGAAACTCTTTCAAACTGTCAGTGGTCTGCTCAATGGCTTTGTGGCGATTTGTTGCCACTTTTTTGCCATTGAGCGTGTACACGCGGTTCATATTTTCTTTGTGCAGTGCTCTTCTATCGTGACGGCGGAACTGCTTTAATTCGTATGGCACATGGCTGTTTATATTGCTATCGCAAACATCGTTAGGTAAAACGGAGCAAGCAATGCAATAGGCATCGAGCCAGTGGTCTTTACATACGCCGTGCGCTGCACGATAGTCGTAGGTGCTTTTTCCCGTCGTAATGAAAGAATGCTTCGGAAACAGAGAACTCAATTCTTTTGTTAGTGCCGGAATGATTTGATTTAGTACACTCAATGCGCCGTATTTTTTATTGAGCCCGTTTTTCTTTTTGGCGAGTTTCTCTTGCCATGCAGTATCTTTATGTACGAGGTCATGGTGTTTTGCACATAGCCCAACGACATTACTAATTGTATTACTGCCATTTTTGTGTTGCGGCACTACATGGTGGTAATGTTCAATAGGCTTCTTACAAAACAAGCAATGGTGCTCCTGCATTTCATAGACGGCTTCTTCAAGGTTTGCTTTTTGATAGAGCGGACCTTGCTGATACTGCCATTTCTGAATGTTAGGATTATCCAACTGCATAAACGCAAATTTGTTGACTTCAAGCACGACATCACTGATGGGAAGAAACTTTTGAATTTTCTTCACCAAGTTAATGTGTGTTTGCAGCAACTGATTTGCGGTGGGTGTGAGCCAGCCTTCCGGCTTTGTGCGATTGTTGAACTTTGCTTCTTTGTTCTTGATGCCGATGCAAAGAACTTCTTTCTCGCAACCCGGAAGATGGCGCTTGATGACACCAATTTCTTTTGCACGCTTGCTGACACTGCCATTTTGAGCAGTGGTTTGCTTTACGCGCTTTGTAGAAAGAGTATCATTCGCCTTAGCTCTCCGCTGACGGCGATAGCGTCTGCCGTTGGTGCGTCTTGCGCGGCGGGAATCTTTACGCTTTTTCATCAGTTTCGGAATTTCCTTGTTACGGGTTTCCAAATGCGCAGTAAAGATTGCCATGCCGTCTGCTTTGACAACAGCAACGCCGATATTGGTTCTACCGGGGTCGATACCCAAATAGAGAGGCTGCACTACATCATCGGTTTCATACAACAGTTGAATGGTAAACGGTTTTGTTCTCACGACTCGCGCCTTTTGCTCTTTAAGCAGATGACGCACATGTCCACCGCGAGTCGTAGGCATTAAAGGTTTACCGTCTTTGTTGAGCACATATACAGTGGACATATACGCCACCTCCTTTACGATAAATCTCCCCTGCCGAAGCAGGAGGTTGTGTTCCCCTTGGCTGGGTGTTTGCTACAAGTGGCATTACACGAGGCAATACCACTCTTGCGGAGCTATCAACTGGGAGAATCAATAGGCGCGACAAACATCCATATGCCTGTGATACTTGTAAAAACAGATAGTTTTATTCAAACCACCTATTTTTGCAAATACCCCTGTTATTCTTCCTCGCAATCGTCGTAGTCATCCGTGAAACTCTCGTTGCGGTCAACGACAACATTCACATCCGGCGGAGCAATTTTAGCCAGACCATAGTTCAAGAAGAACGAGCCGGGAATGTCATCGACATCGCCCCAGTTCCAGCAACCACAGTTGATTTCCAGCTGTCGTTTGCCTTCATCCGTCTTGAGATAGTCCTTGACAGCACTGCGCAGGACGCTTTCCGGGTCACGGATTTGCTCCGGATTGTAGCTAAACTGAATCAGCGTGCATTCCGTTGCGGATAAGCCAATGACCTCATTGGCGACGATAGTGAATACTTCCATCGCAAGTTTCCTCCCCTCACGCATTGACGATACCGCCGTGCTTGGCAAGCACTGCATTCACAGTCTCAACGGGAACATACCCATAGACGGTAAACAGCGGATGGGCTTCATTCTCGGCATACGGCAGAAACTCCTCGACCGTCTCAGACAGATTGCCGAGTTCGACCTTGGAGTAATCGCCGTCCTGCAGGTCCTTACTCGGTCTGCAGTAATGCATACTGCTTGCCTGAATCGACAGGCTGAAGCCGTCTGCACAGACTGCAATCGGCCGGAGCGCAGGGGTGCCGAAGATGGTTTCGGAAAAGGTCTTGCGGAGAAATTCGTTTACATTGTTGATAGCCATAGCGGTATATTTCCTTTCTGTTGTATGAGATGTTTTTGTCAGATGTACTTTTCCCAGAAGCGTTCGAACTCTTCGTCCGGCATCTGGGCTTCGGTTTCATCCATCACGCGGTCGTAAGTATCGCTGGAAATGTCGGTCCCGACAAAATCAGCAACAGCCTCATGTCCGCGCTTCTGGATGGCATCCTTCAGGATAGCCCAGCGGCATTCATGGATAGCGTCCGTGAGCGATTTGCCGTCGTGCGCTTCCCAATATTCGCCGGTCTGCTGGATTCGGTAGAACTCATCCAATGCATCGTCGACATCGTTTTCGTCCATG